TACGCAGTCAAGGAAGACGACTGCGTGTTCAACGGCGATGGCTCAGGTGACTACCATGGCATTGAGGGAATCCGCACGCAGCTCGACACGCTGGTAGCCGGAACCGCTCCCGGATTGATTCTGGGTGCGGGTAACGCCTACAGCGAATTGACGCTGGCCAACTTCCACTCAGTTGTTGCTGCGCTCCCGCAGTACGCACGTGGGAACGCTAAGTGGATTGTCAGCTCGACGTTCTTCTACGCCGTAATGCAACCGCTGGCACTCGCTGCCGGTGGAACGCTGCCGGGCGACATCGCCAATGGCGTTGCACCTCGGTTCCTCGGTTATCCGGTATCGTTCTCCGAAACCATGCCGAGCACCGAAGCAAACAGCCAGATCTGCGCCCTGTTCGGGGACATCAATCTGGGCTGTCTGTTTGGTGATCGTCGCCTCCTGAACATCGACTTCTCAACTGAAGCCAGTGTCGGTGGGCAGAGCATGTGGGAAAGGGACCAGATCGGTATTCGAGCCACTGAGCGGTTCGATTTCAACTGCTTTGCGTTCGGTACTGCGTCTGCCGCGGGTCCGATCTGCGGACTGGAAATGGCATCCTCATAATCGGCCGAAACCATGAACCGCCGGGCGGGACTTTCCGCCCGGCACTTCCAACCATATCCATCTGGAGATCATAAAAATGTTAGACCAAAGATCAGATGCCAGCAGCATCGTTATCGCCCCACAGGCGATGACAAATTCTGCGACCGTCACGGCAAACTTTGACACCCTGGGTGCGAGTTACGCCACCGTTCGCGTTGCTCTCGCCAGCGAGATCAATACGAATGCAATCGGCCCCACAATCTCACTGCTGGAAAGTGATGACACCGTTGTCACCAACTTCGCAACAGTGACCGCCGACCGCGCCGATGAGGACATCACCGATGCGGCATCCATCGATTACGGCGTGGACCTCCGCGGCCGGAAACGATACCTGCGGCTGTCGGTCACAACCGAAACGACCACGAATGACAATGTCACCGTGTCGGCCATCGGTACTTTGTCGCGACAGCACGTTGCTGGTGGCGGCGACGTGACGGTGTACGTTTAAGGGATTAACCAGGTGGGCTCCATCAACTATGAACCGATGCGCGAGTGGCTGAGGGGAACAGCCTCAAATACCTACACGCAATTCGGTGAGGACGGGTTGATACAGGCCTGCCTGGATCACATAGGGACGACCAATCGGCAGTGCTTTGAAATAGGCGCTGCTGATGGTCGGTTCTTTTCCAACACCTTACGACTACGCGAAGACGGATGGCGAGCGGTATTGATTGAGTCGAACCGCAACGCATACGACGTGCTACAGCGTGACTTTGGTACTACGTCTGTTTGTATTTACGAGACCTGTACGGACCTGGACGCCACATTAGATACAACGGGGATTCATCATGCTCCTGACCTCGGCATCATCGACATTGACGGGCAGGATTATTGGCTCTGGCATGATCTGCGAAAGGCCCGCCCACGCGTCATGCTGGTTGAAATATTTCCGCCTGACGATGAAAAACCAGAACCGGCACGCGGCGCTGGGCCCGAACACCAGGCCGGACTTAATGCTATCAAAAGACTCGGGATCGAAAAAGACTACACGCTAGTGGCCAGGACTCACTGCAACGCACTTTTCATTGAAGCATCGGAGCTAAAAGAATAATGACGGCAGTCAAACTCAACATCGGATCGGGTGAAACGGAGATCCCCGGATTCACTCCCATCGACCGGATTCACGGACAGGAGGCGTACCCATTAAAGTATGCCGCTGAATCCGTTGATGAGATCCGCGCCAGTCACGTGTTGGAGCACTTCAGCTTCCGTGACGCGGTCACCGCTCTGGAAGATTGGGTGAGAGTATTGAAACCCGGTGGCCGTCTGAGAGTCGCGGTGCCGGACCTGGACAAGTGTATCGGCTGCGACGATGAAAAACGGGTGTTCTACTTGATGGGCGGCCAGACCGATGAGAACGACTTCCACAAGTCGGCATACGACGGCAACAGGCTGCGGAATACATTGGAGCAGGTCGGCCTGGAACACGTCCAGACATGGGAGTCGGATGGGCTCGACACATCGGGGCATCCGGTATCGTTAAACCTGGAAGGCGTGAAACCTACTCCGGTCAGTCGCGACACCGCGAAACTATCCGACGTAAAAATATCGGCGTTCATGACGCTGCCCAGGTATGAAGCAGTCGCCTCACGGTCGATTGCAGAATGCGCGTTGCGAAAGCTGGGCATCGGGCTCGCGACTTCGCAGGGCGTTTTCTGGGGTCAATGTATGCAACGCATGTTCAATGACGCCATTGAGCAAGGCGTGGACTGGATCCTATCGGTTGACTCAGACTCATTGTTCAATACGCAACACGTGTCGGATCTGCTTGATGAGTTCGGCAAGACTCCGCAAGCCGACGCGATGGCTGCACTTCAGTGTCGTCGTGGTAAGCCATTCCCGCTATTGACCATCGGCGGCAGCCAGGAGATGCAACTGAAGACGCTGGACCCGTTCCTGGTTACCACGTCACACTTCGGTCTGACGTTGATTCGTGTTGATGCGTTGAAGACGGTGCCGAAACCGTGGTTTTATGCTCAGCCAAGTGACGACGGAGAATGGGACGGCGACAAGCTGGACGACGATATCTGGTTTTGGCATCAATGGCGACTGGCACACAAAACCATATACACCGCACCGCGGGTATCTATCGGCCACCTGGAAGAAACGGTGGCATGTTTTGATGAGAACCTAAACCCCAAACATGAGTACATACACGAATGGCGCGAAAAACACCTAAAAAACAAAAGGCCGTGAAGTTCCTGAGAGGGTGGCAGGGCAGGTTGGCCGGCAGTATCTCAACGACGCTAACGCCGGGCATCATGTCCACGCTCGTGACGGCGAACATCGCGGAATGGCATCCGATCAATCCTGGGCGAAAGCAGAAAAGTGCTGAACGCAACATACAAAACAACAAGTGAACCAGCGATTGAGCCGTTGACGTTGAATGCGCTGAAGGATCGAATCCGCATCACTACTTGCGACTTCGACACAGAGCTGACGGACTTACTGAAGGCTGCTCGGCGACAAGTAGAACACGACACGAATCGGCGGCTGATTACTCAGACAGTCATATTGTACCTGGATGAGTTCCCGACCGGCGACACGATTGAAATCAGGCAGGCTCCGGTATCGTCCGTCACTTCGGTCCAGTACGTTGATGAGGACGTGGCGACTCAGACGCTCAGCTCGTCGACTTACACCACCGACCTGGATGGCGTGCCTCCGCGCATCATCCTGTTGGAGGATCAGGACTGGGAAACAACTGAGGCAAATGATCCGAAGTCGGTCATCGTGACTTTCGTGGCCGGGTACGGCGCGACAGCCGCCAGCGTACCGATTGAAGCGAAGCTGGCGATTGTGGAATGGGTACGGATGCACTGGGGCGATTGCGACGGCGACTGTAAGAAATACAAAAATCTGATCAACACTTTGGCGTGGTCTTCACATTGGAAAGCAGTATGACCTGTATTGCCAATTACGACAGAAAGGTGGTGATCAAAAGTCTGACTGGCACGAAGGATGCTCACGGACATATTGACAATACCGATCCTGATAACTGGAGTGAATACACAAGCAGCTACGCAAGCGTGAAAAGCCGTGGCGGCCGGGAGTTCTGGAAGACCGATCAGGTGGCGTCAGACGTATCACACGTCTGGCGTTGCCCATATAGTTCGGAGCTGGTAGCTGCGACGACTCGGATGCAACTGGTATGCGAGTCACTGACATACGAGATCCTGAGCGTAGTCGATATTGACCTCGCACACTCAGAGATTGAGATTCAAACAAAACGAGCGGTGTAATGGCGATGGGCGATGGGTTCAGTGTTTATGGCGACAAACAGCTGGACCGAAAGTTGAAGTCACTGAAAGAGAAAACGGCAAAGCGGATAGCGCACGCGGGAGTACGGAAAGGCGTTCAGACCCTCGCAAAGTTTATTAAGAAGGATGTCCCGTCCAGGTTCAAAAATGCCAGGAAGGGTGTCGGGTGGAAGGCGACGAAAGGACGGAAGGCATCAAAGTATCGGCTGAAGAACGTAGCGGCACAAGCGAAGGCTGGCGTGGGCGTCGGAGTAAAAGCGCGACGACGAAAGATACTGAAAGCCGCGGATGTAAAGGCCGGGCCACGAACAGGTAAGGGCATTGGAATTGGCTGGGGCAACTTTCACTGGTGGGTGTTGGGAACAAAAAACAGAACCACGAGAGGCGGGAAGTCTACCGGGTCCACGAAGGAACAGATGCCAGGGTTCGCCGCGAAAGCCGCAGCGAAGTCTAAGTCAGCGGTGAAGACGGCAATGGCAAAAGAAGTAGCACGGCAACTGGTAAAAGACGTAAAGAACGCAAAGTGAAAAGCGGTTTAGTATCACTACTGGTAAACGAGTCCACGGTGTCGGCTATCGTCGGCACGAAAGTATTTCTGGGCAAAGTGCCACAGAGAACAGAGCTGCCGTACATCATGATCACGCAGATGGATTCAAACGAACTCCAGACGCTGGACGGTACGACAGGGCTGAGATTCGTCACGTTTGATATCGACTGCAAAGCCGACCGGAGCGTGGAGGCGGAAACATTAGGGAACGCGGTCAGGGTATTTCTGGACGACGCCAGCGGAACGGCCGGCAGCCAGACAATCAAAGCCGTGTTGATGAACAGCGAAAGCACGGAGTATGAGCCACCAACAGACGGCTCAGACAAAGGGGTTCACGTGGTACTTCTCGACGTGACAATTCAGTACGTTCCGGCATA